CGGCTTCATTTCAGGCGGTGACCTGTCCTATGTGCCGACAAGCAAACCCGAGACCCATTCCGCTCGTCAGACCCGTTTTTCGTTGAGGCGTGCGAAGCACGGCTCTTTCGCTGCGGGGACCCTCACCGGACTTTCGATCACCGCTGCGCGGCGGACAAGGGCTCGCTGCGCGACCCATTGGACTTAGGATATTGTACATCAAAGTTGATGAGCAGGTTCGACCCGGCATTGAGCCCCTTGCCTTGTATGACATAGTCCTTTCGAGGATCGAGGATACCAAACTCTTTGAGTGTATTGAATTGAACAGGTCCACCAAAATGAGGTACAGTCACATCGAGCCCTTCCACAGATTCCTGAAACGTGACGGTCATGACATACCGCAAGTCTTCGCCACGACGTTCAAACTTGGGGTGAGGCTTTACATTGAATGTAATGATAAGATCGCCCGTTTTTTCACGGTTCGACCGCGATTGCTCTCCGAGTCCCTGAAGTCTGTGGTTCGTTCCCGAATGTATCCCTTTTTCAATATGTAAATTGATCATAAGTGTATCTACATGCATCTTTTTGTGGTTACACCCCGGACACCCCTTTCGTACGACACCTGCAGTTTGGCACTGGTCGCATGGACGAGCAAACATCTGACCCATCACGCCCATCATTTCCTGAACCATCATTCCCCGTCCATGGCAGCGAGGACATTGCGTGGCACACGACTGACAATGCTTCGTCACAGGTACCTTGATCGTCTTGTCTGCACCGGTGTACACCTGCTCGAGAGTTAGGTCGATCGTATGTTGCCGATCGCGATTCTGTTGCTGTTGTTGTGGACCACCCATACCCCCAAACATGTGCTGGAAAATTTCCGAAATGTCCGGACCGTGAGCCTGTGGATGCTGCTGAGGGTCATCGGTTCCAAACTGGTCGTAGCGTGCACGTCGTTCCGGGTCGTTCAGGACTTCGTATGCCTGTCCAATCTCCTTGAACTTTTCAGCGTCACCTCCCTTGTCTGGGTGATTGACTCGTGCCAGATTTCTGTACGCCTTTCGAATCTCATCCACCGATGCGTCTTTATTGACATTGAGTGTTTCGTAGTGACCCATACTGATAAAGAGCGGTCTAAACTTTAAATGGTCTAAAACCGCGGAGCTCCGAAAGCACAAGACAAAATGACCGAGGTTGACGAAGCCATCCTGACTCTTTTTGAAGAGCAAATTTGCAATCGACTCCAATCATACCTCCTTGATAATACAGACCGTGTGTACTGGGAACAGAATAACAAGTTTCGATACAGAAACACACGGGAAGTGAATCAAGTGCTCAAAGAGGTTTTTGACAAGATGCGTGAGATTTACCCGTCACTCGAACATGTATTCGATGAAAACCTCACTCTTTTGCAGCAGTGTATGTGGGTCGGAATGAACGTGCCGTGGCCAGTTGATCCAGATGAACATATCCAGCGAGTCGTCGATAATGTCATGGAAGTGTTCAATAATATAGTCTATGGACATATTCGTTGTGAAATAACGATAGATGAACACCCGGACTTTTAAAATATTTCATTTAATCATATGGGTCACATGGTAAAGGGACTTCCACCGCGTGAATATCGCCCCAGCACTACCCGGCGTGCATCAGGTTTAGCGCGCATCAACGAGTCATATGAAAACGCATTGAATCGTTGGAGAAGAGCTGTTCGTCAGATAAAGACCAGATTGCAGATCGATCGCGAAATCCGTAATAAAGGGTTTGCGACCCGTGGTCGCTTCAATGTGAGAAATTCGTCAAAGAGCCCAAGAAGAGTGACTGTAAAACCCGTATCCCCAGGTGTTTACTTTAAGAGTCAGCCGTACAACAGAGGACGGTTCAAGGTTGAAAATATTTATGGTTTTGTTCCAAGTCGGCGTTGACCCACGAGGAAACCCGAGTGCGCCGCTGCGCGACCCCTTGGTTTTTCAAAAATCTCGGGGTTTTTTATACCATGGAGTTTAGTCTGATCGATGATGAACTTGCAATCCTCCGTGACGGTGAAGTCGATTACGTCTTTGAACGCAATTCTCTCAGCAAGGCTGTATACAACTACATGATTCACTGGATGCAGGACAACAAGTCTCCTACGGATGATCCTGGCACGACGTGGGTCGAGGCTGAAAAGGCATGGGATGCACTCAGCCCTGAGACAAAGGGTTTACTCTTGGCTATCGCCAATAAAGAGAGACAACAGGCGATTGACATTCGTGATGGGCTGCTTGCAACCCTTCATGGATACCAGGGGGTGAAAAGAATCAAAGATGCTTACGTTGATTGTATTCGAGTGTGCTGCAGTCAGTTGTGAACTAGAATAGGTGTCACGTGTGACACCGCCGTGTAGCGGCAAACAAAGGGATCGGACAAGAGGGGGGGTCCTAGAATTCAACCTCACATTCCTCAACAGGAACAGACTCGATGTGTATCTCATCAATTTCAACGTCGCAGATGCCTTTCTGACGCATGGCAAGTACACTGTCCCAGAACGCCTTCATGACTGGTAGATAACGTGCAAACCATTCACGGTCACGTGGAACCTCGACGATGACAAACTCCTCGGGTGGTCCCTGTTTGTACTGGAGGAAATCACACACCTCAAGATCCATAATTTCAAGCAAAAGTTGAATCTGAGGCAGGTAATATCCCGGAACTTCAGGTTTAATCTTTCGACTCAGAGGACACTTAATCTCGAGGAGTCGACCCGATTCCGTGATTCCATCAGGACTTCCGCCTAGAAATTTGTGTACCGGATGTTGCACGAGACCAATCTCGTGTGAAATTTGACCATGACGCATGTCGTACAAATCACGAACCATGGGTTCGAGACGAGTTCCGTGTGCCGTCGCTTCGTTTCCAGCCCATGGACGCGCAGCGCCGCACTTTTTTGCCAAAAGTCCTTCGGGTTTCTCATATGGATTGAGTCCAATTGCTGTCGCCGCATCGCTCGCAGTCAGCAGATTTCCACGGAGGTTGAGCCACTCCTGACTGCGCTGATCGGCATATGTTTGTTCGATAAGTTCTTTTGCACGTGGGTGCATCTTTCAAATACAAGGCACAGACTGTTTAACTCAACGTAAACTTCTTCTCGCGGTTGAGCATGCGTGTAGCGCGCGCCTTGGCGAGCTTGAGTCGATCGCACTCCTCCGCCGCCTCCTCCATCTCGAGCTCGAGCCGGTACGGAGCCGTAATCTGACGAAGTTCGTCGGCGCGCGTCTTGGCTGGCTTCACCTTGGGTGGGTTCTTCTGATAATTCTGCCAAGCCACCTTTGCCTTTTTGTACTCTTCAAGGCTCCTCTCAAGTGCCACTTTGTTGTGCTCGAGATATCCCTCGAGCTCAGTCATCTTCTGTTCATGCAGACGGATCTTTCTCTCGTCACTCAGACGTCCGTATTGGGACAAGGCATACCCGATGTGCTCGTCGCACGCCGCACTCAGCCCCGCAGCCGTCCCCGGACACTCGTCTCGGACCATGTCGAGATCGCTGTGCGCCTCCATCTGAAAGTACTCGAGGACAGCGTGACGCGCAGAAGGCCACACCGGGTAATTCGCATAGTCCGACGCAGTTGAGCGCCACTTGCATCCGTCTGCACAGTACACATAACCATTGGCATCAAGTGCGAAGCAAATGCCCCACCCCATTTCTACTTTTTGAAACGCTCTGTCGTCTTAAGTGCAATCTGGGCTGCAAATTGTTCCGCCTGTTTCTTCGTACTTCCAAAACCTGAACCATGTGGAACACCATCCACGACAACCTCGATGTGAAACGTGCCGTTGTATTGACCACGAACATGGTACTCTGGCAAGGGCACTTTATTCGCTTGACACCACCGCATCAACTGGTCCTTGTAGTTGTCATCAGTGAGATTCATATCGATGTGTTCAAACGCCGCAAATACAAACGACTTGGCGTGAATCATTCCCATGTCCAGGTAGATGGCACCGACGAGCGCCTCGAAAACATCCTCGAGGATATTCTCATTCGTGTTCCAGCCGTTACGCATCCCCTTGTCATCCATGAGGACCCATTTATCGAGTCCGAGTCGTTTTGAAATTTCACAGAGCGTCTTGCCTCTCACGAGTTTCGTACGCGCCTTGGTCAAAAACCCCTCCTGCTCCTCTGGGA